AGAAGAAGAACACTTATAACCCATAGCATTAATCTCTTTTAGTCTAATGTCTTTCCATTCCTGTGTTTTAAAACCGGTATTTTTCTTACCCATCATGTACCTCTAGTTCTGTTATATAGTCTTTAATCTTTTGTAAGTTTTTATCTTTATGTCTTTCGACCTCTAATGTGCTTTCAAGATTTAAAGCTCTGACAACATGAATCAAATCCATATCAAGTATATTTACCCAGTCACCCTTGCTTCTTGACCAATAATTAAAAGCATCTTCTATCATATCAGCAGGGATTTTTCTATCTTCAATAAGTGCTTGAAGTTCTAATAGTTTTTTAACTTTCAATGCTTACCTCCAGTTCTTCTAATTTATTTTCTAATTCTTGAAGTTCAGATTGTAACTCCTCATAATCAGAATACTTTATTGAATCTTCAATGCTGTATTCTAAATTGTCTAATGAGTATTGATAATCATTTAAATCTTGTCTAACTCCTTCAAGTTCTTGTCTATCCTCATAAGTTCTATCATCAATAATATCTAGCAATCTATCCTTGATAAGATTAATGATAAAGTTCTGTAAATATTTTTTCATTACACTACCCTCACTATATCTTCAACATAAATACTACCCATCTCGTCAAAGAATCCAACCTCACTAGCTTTCATATCAACGAGTAAAGTTCTTTTAAAACCCTTACCCTGTTTAATTGATTCCATAGCGTAGGCATTACATTCTCCTAAACCATTGTTAACTCTTAACAGAGTACCTTTTTTAATTGTTTCAAATTTATCTATCATTACACACCTCGCATAAAACAAATGTACTTGTTACCAACATTCACAACTCTACCTCTGCCGGTAGCGTAAGTAAATCTAGTAGCTTTGAACATCCCTCTCGTATTAGTCGCAACTCTAAATTTAAAACCTAGAATGTTGACATGATAAAAGTTTTTATTCTTGTTACCTTTATCTTTAAAAGTTTTTATTGTTAACATATTTTTACCTCATTTATTTATTTGTTAATAATATCATAAGCTTACAACGATTTCAACCATAAGCTTATAACTCTTGGTTATATAACTAGCAAAACAATTAAGCAAAGTAATAAGGTAAATGGTTTTAACACATACCAATTAAACCACTCTGCCCAACTTTGACTAGCCATAATTCTTATATCTTCTACGAAGATTTTAAAACTTTCTATTATTTTTTTCATATTTTCCTCTGTTAATTTACTGCGATAACAAAACCGCTAGTATCTTTTTTAGCTTTACCTTTAGCAGTTAAACCAACTACTCTATTAGGTTCATCTAAAAATCTCATGTCGTAAGCATCACCATTGATAACTTGTCGACCTTTAAACCATAAGGGCATATCACCCTTGAACACCACCGCAATATTATAGTTTATCTTGTCAAACCATTTGGCATATTTGTCGTTGGCTTCGCTGTAACTCCATGTTAAATGATAGTTCTTAATGCCTTCAATCTTCCTAGTAGGTATCTTTGTATAGTCGTAGAATTGTACATCTGGAAAAGTATCAAAGACATTCTTGCCTTGATACTCAATATATTCCCATTGAATGTCTGAAGTACCATTCAATCTAATGCATGGAGTTTTACCTTTCTTTTCCGCCTTATTAATAAAAGCTTCTAATTCTGTATGCAAAGTTTTCATAAATAATTCTGGAGCTTCTAAGAATAAATCTGTGCGGTATTGCCTAGCATTTTGAATTACGTTAGTAGTCTCTCCCTTCTTGAAGATACCACCACGACCCGCAGTATTCAAACAAGCTTCTTTGCATTTTGCAATATCTTGATAAGGGCATATCTTCGTACTACTAGGATGTAAATGCATAACGGTAGACATATACTCAGTATTTAGTTTATCCCCCTTTGCCAGTTTAGGGTTATTTTGTGATAATAATGTAGTCATAATTTACTTCTCCCAATCAATACAATCTTCCATCTCTGGTAATTCTAAACTATATTGCATGTCTGTTATAGCGTTTAAAGATGAACCGCCAACATCATAACCTAGTGAATTTAAAAAATCTCTAGCTAATCGAATATCACTAAAAGCATTTTCAATTCTTTCTAGTTCTGCCATTGTCATTTTATTTTTTTCTATTGTCATAATTTACCTCGTATTTTTTATTATAAACTCTCTAGGCGGGTCTGCCAGTCATCGGCAAAGTTTCCAAAGTCTATAATATTATCTAAATTAGTAGAATAATCTATAAGTCTTTCAATGCCATCATTCCAATTTGTCCAGCGAATAAAACCTATATGCTCATAACCTTTTTGAATTATCCAGTCTCCCTTTTCATTTTGATAAGCATTAGAATCTTCATCAGTTAAGTTTTTATCATGCTTTAAAATATGAATTGTACAATCGTCAACCGCATTGACACCTTGATATATATTATCTTTTGTAGCATGACATAATTTAGGGTCATTTGTAATGTCCTGACAAATATATCCGTAATCTTCAATAAAATAATGATACCCTTTATTTTTTAATAGTTCTAAAATTTCCTCTAAGTAATGTTTCATATAATCTTTTTACCTCATTTATTTATTATATACTCTAGCATAAACTTATAACCTTGAACAGTAGTTTTTGATTATAAGCTTATAACTTTTTTTAACCTAAAACTAATCTTGTCAATTTTGGTTCTTGCCATTTAACAGGCGGTCTCTTTTGTTTCACTTTGATTTGCGTATTAAATCCGCACTTCTTCAAAGGTCTACCAATTCCATTTGTATGTTGCCCTTTTTCGTTGACGTTATAATGACTTTTAATAACTGTCATTTTTTGTTTGCCGATAGATAAGGAAAGTCTTTTTACATCTTGCCCTTGTCTAACTTTTAAAGTGCTAATTAATCCCGTCTTTTTATTTCTAACAATAAAATGTCCGTTATTTTTTACCACTTCAAAAGATTTGTTATTGTATGATAGTTCCATATTTTTAACCTCTCGAATTTATGCAACCACTTTAGCAAAGATTTTAAAATTTGTAAAGTACTTTGTAGCTATATACTTATAACTAAAAGTTTGGAAGTCTTGACTTTCACAGAAAGCTTTTACTTTTAAAAAAGGTATCAGAGTATCAAAAAAGTTAAATTGCTCTCAAATCGCTTGTATTTGGCTCTAAAAGGTATGTAGTAAAAAACCATAAAAAAACCCCCGACTATAAAAATCGAGGGCTTAGTTTTTAAAATTTATCTGATTGTAATATCTTCTGAATCTAATCCGTCAAATATATCTAAGTCAGATAATGTATTGGTTAAAGTATCACTCATTATTTTTTCTCCTTGTTTTTCTATTTCAACACTTAATAAAACTTTATTATCTACCATTGGTCTACCCGATAGATAATGAGTTAAATATCTCTGTAGTTTTTCTTGGTTAGGTTGTGCGTTTATTTTTTTAGGTTTCATTATTTATACTCCATAATTGATTAATAATGATGTAACTTTATAAAGTCTTTAAAAGCTTGTCAAGTATTTTTTAGATTGTTTTGGCATAAGTAATATAATTTTTATAACCATTGTAAAGTGTCCGTATAAACTCTAAACACTTCATAAGACTTTACAAGCTTGTTAACCAGCTAACATAATTTAAAAAGCTTGTCAAGTTTTATTTAGTTCCGCCTAACAAATGTTATAAGCTTGTAAAGTTTTTAAAGTTTGTAAAGTTTCACTTGACAAATGTTGTAAAGTGTGTTAGCGGTTATAAGCTTATTCCAAAAGGTTTGCAAAGCTTGACAAGTTTGGAAAGTTGTGTTAGGGGTGGGCAGAGTGCCAGTGGGGGTACCCCGTATATATATATAAATCTCATACATTTTACAAGGTTTTAAAGTATTAACCAGTTGACCCGCAACCCTGCAAAGTTTATAAAGTTTTATACTGAGTACTTTATTATTTTTTCCGGTCTTATAAAGTACCAAACCCCACATGGTTGTGCAGGGTTTTATAATTTATATAGGGTAGTTATATAGGTATTCACCGGGGTGGCATACAAGTATATTGTACACTATTTTTTCCCATTTGTCAAGGTTATTTTTGCCTAATAGTAAAAATATTTTATAAAGCTTGACAAAGTTGAAAAGTATTACTATAATATATAATATGTCTTACTTAACAGAAACTAAGAAGCGTAACTTAACTACAAAACAACAAGCTTTCTTAGATAATATTATTGCCACCGAAGGCGATTTTAAAAAGTCTGCAGAGTTAGCTGGATACTCAGGCAATCACTATCAAGTATTAAAATCATTAAAAGAAGAAATAGTAGATTTAGCCTCAGACGTACTTGCTCGTTCTGCACCTAAAGCAGCGTTTAAGCTTATTCAAATGGTTGAATCAGATAGACCTGTACCCCAAGCTAGTCAAAAGTTAGCTGCTGCTCAGACAATCTTAGACCGAGTGGGGGTAAGTAAAACAGAACGCTTACAAGTTGACCATAATGTTCAAGGCGGGATTTTTGTTTTACCTGCCAAAGACGAAGTAATAATAGAGAGTAATGACTATGAAGATATTTCTAACCGAGATGACTAAAGATGGCAAAACCTTTGCTGGACCTAACATTGTTGCGGAAAACTGGGAAGAAGCGGAAGCTGCTGCCGAATCTAATAACTTAAAACTACTAGGTGAGTTTAAAGAAATCTTTGTTAAAAATGAATTAATGTCTTATTTAGACGAAGAACTAAGCGATAGAGTATTACATTAATATGGCATATTCACAAAAAGTAGTTGACAGGTTTGAAAGTGTTTTAAAGAATCCGGCAAAACATGCAGTCGGTAGATTTAATCCTAATGACCCTAATGTTGCTACTGGATTAACTGGAGCACCTGCTTGTGGCGATGTAATGAAGTTGCAATTAAAACTTAACAATGATATAATAGAAGATGTTAAGTTTAAAACTTATGGTTGTGGTTCAGCTATAGCTTCTAGTACTATGTTTGTTGATATGTTAAAAGGTAAGACTGTAGCTGAAGCTAAACAAATTAAAGATAAAGACATTGCCACTGCTTTAGAATTACCAGCTATTAAATTACATTGTAGTGTGTTAGCTGAAGAAAGTATTAAAAAAGCAATCGAAAACTGGGAAGCTAAAACTAACCATAGACAACATAATCAGTAATGGCACATGAAGATAGAAAGAAAAGATTGTTAAAAAAGTATAACTTGAAAGGAGTTAATAAACCTAAACGTACTCCGAATCATAAAACTAAATCGCATATGGTGTTAGCTCAAGATGGACACGAACTAAAATTAATTCGTTTTGGACAACAAGGTGTACGTGGTGCTGGAAAGAATCCAAAGACTGCTAGAGATAAAGCTAGAAAGAGAAGTTATTATGCTCGACACAATGCTCAAGATTCTAGTCCTAGTAAAATGAGTGCTCGATACTGGTCGCACAAAGTAAAATGGTGAGACATGGCTCAACCACAACAGAATCAACCACAGTTACTGACTGCAGCAGAATTGAAAGAATTAATAAAACAACAACAGTTAGACTGTCATAATCAATAATATGGAACTAATAGGAATATTTATTTTAGTGATACCATTTGTTATAGGCTATTTAGTTGGTAAACAAGCCGGTATAAAAGAAGAATTTCGTTCAGCTCAAAAAGAGCCGGAAGTAGATTAGGTAGGAAAACCTCCCTGCAACAAGGGGTAAGCTAAGTACCAGTAATGGGAACAGAGACCGACAGCTATCGAAGGAACGCAATGGGTGATGTACGCAAGTACATTTAATTTAATTGCAAACTGGAGATTGATATGTATTGCTATAGAGGTATTAAGTATAATACAAAAGACCTAAAGAAGCAAGTCAAGAAAGCCAAGAAAAGTGACGTTGTTACTTATCGTGGCATAACTGGCAAAATTGCTGCTTAAATAAATTTCCTGAGTAAGAAGTGAAACTGCTCAACTTATTATGGAATTAATTATATACACCGCTTCATTTCTTATGGGTTTTACTTTTGGATTTATTAGTTCCCTAGCAATTTTAATTTTAATATACAGTATTGTTAATAAATATGCCACAACTAGGAAGTGACCAAAAACCGGTCTTAATGACTAACAAAAAAAATAAAGGCAGAATTGGTAAAGGTTCTCGCAGAAGACCTATGACTATTTCTAAAGAACAATACGAAAATAATTACGAGAAAATATTTGGTAAGAAATAAAGTATTTTAGTAATTATTATTAAATGGATTTAACTAATGATAAACTTTGTACTCATATCAATAATTTGTTTTTGTATATTAATTCTGGTAGCTGAAAATTCTAACCCAGATGGTATGAAAATTATTTATAAGTACATATGGAAAAAAACTAAAGAATATTGGAAAGCTTTACGAGAATGGGAATCAGGTAATTAATTATGGTAATGAAAAAAAAAACAACAAAACGAGTAACTAAAAACAGTGGTGGTAAATCTACAGTTAATAAAGCTGGTAATTACACTAAGCCTACTATGCGTAAGAATCTTTTTAATAGGATTAAAGCTGGTAGCAAAGGTGGTAAACCCGGTCAATGGAGTGCTCGAAAAGCACAGATGTTGGCTAAACAATACAAAGCAAAAGGTGGCGGATACAAAAGTTAAAGAAGATATTAATACTATAATGTTACGTAGACCTTTATTCTACATAGTATTTTTACCTTCTTGTCTCGCAATTATTCCAGCTACTTTAGCTGTAACAGTTATATATTTTTTACAAGCATGACAAATAGAAATCCAAAAGTAGGTACAGGAAAAAAACCAAAAGGTAGTGGCAGAAGATTGTATACTGACGAAAATCCTAAAGATACCGTTAGTATAAAATACGCTAGTCCAACTGATGCTAGACAAACAGTTGCTAAAGTAAAAAAAATCAGAAAACCTTTTGCTCGTAAAATTCAAATCTTGACAGTTTTGGAACAACGTGCTAAAGTTTCAGGAAAGCATAAACAGGCTCAAATTGCAGCAGCTGGAAAAGATGCTATCCGAAAACAACATGGTCGCAAGGCTTAATTTTAATAATTAATATAGGAGTATAAAATGCCCGGACATACTAAAAAGAAAAGAAAAAGCATGGCTAAAGGCGGTGCTAAAGGCAGAAAAAGTTACGCAAAAGGTGGAGCTAAGAAAAGAAAAAGCTACGCTAGAGGCGGAAAAACTAGAAAGTAAATGTCGTACCTAATGAGTAATATCCCACACTTTCCGTGTTGGGTTAGGAGAGAGTTTACCCATAATCATTTGAAATATCACGGTGAGTTTTTACATGCACTAGCGATTGGTGTTAATACTATACCTGATAGGTCATTAAGTTTCCAAGTTGTTTTTACTGGTAACGAAATGGATAGAGACGATTGGGAAGAAGGTAATATTCATGGGGGTGCGATGTGGGCAAGGATGCCTATCCAAGCCTTAGTTGCTGACATACCTGTAGACGATTGGGCAGAGCCAATGGAAAATCATTTAGCTCAACCTTGGGATTGTGAATCTAGAACACACTCTGTTGTGACTTTGGATAGAACTAGTTCGTCACCTTGGATAGCAAAGATTGGCAGTGAGTTCTATACTTCTAGGTATTTATTTACTGTTGACTATACTGATAATAGTATTGCCGATGACCCAGCTCAACACAAACAGTCACATGTATTATACATTACTGAAGACTGTCCTTGGAAAGGTAATATTATAGCTTTGCCTAATAATAGAGTTAGAGTTACTAATCCGGCTTTATGGGCAACTGGTGAAGGACCACCAGATTTTATACCTTCGCAATGGTTACATTCTGCAGAAGGACATGAAAGTTATATGAATCCAGACGAAACATTTAATAATTTATATAGTGATAAGGATAAAAAATGACACTGAAAAAAAGTCAAAGAAGTCTTAGAAGTTGGACTAAACAAAAATGGCGAACTAAGTCAGGTAAAAAATCTTCTGAAACTGGCGAAAGATATTTGCCAGAAAAAGCTATTAAGTCTTTAACAGCTGCTGAGTATGCAGCTACTAGTAAAAAGAAAAGAGAAGATACTAAAAAAGGTAAACAATTTTCTAAACAACCTAAAAAAATTGCTAAAAAAACTAGAGGCTATCGTAAAGTATGAATATGTTACCTGATGGTTATATCAAAAGAACTACTTCAACTATACCTTTTGGTTATGAGTTTGATGAAAAAACTGGCTATTTAAAACCTATAGAAGAAGAACTAGAAGCTTTATTGACTGTCGAAAATATGATAGTCAACGAAGAAGTATCTTTACAAGCTGCGGTAGACTGGCTAGAGTTTTCAACAGGTCGTAAAATTTCTACACCCGGATTAAAAAAACACATAGATAAAAAGTATGGACCACGAACTGAAAGATTGGGAAGAGAATCCTCATCTCTACTTGCAAGATAAAGAAGGAAACTTTGTTTTAAAAAAAGATGGTACACCTCGTAAAAGAGGTGGTAGACCTAATACTAGTGAACAAGCTAAGTTATCTGCTCAACGAACTATAAGTCGTAAGCAAAAAAATATTCAGAAA